ATTAATGGGCGACCGTGGCCGCCCCGTTGGTTTTATCTTTGTTTATTTAATTTTAGAGTATAATTTTTCAGCCTGTTCTAGTAAACTTAAAACCTTTTGATACTTTTCTAGCTCAACGAATAATTGATTATAAGTAAAATCATTATACCCGCCCTCATAAGGACAATCAGAACTTTTTGATAACGCTATTTCCATTTTCAAATCTAAATTTTCAATTTGTTTTGTAATTCCTTTTATTGTCATAATTTCTTGTTTTTTGTTGTTTGACATACTCAAATATACTACTATTATACATATATATACTATTTATTTCAATTTATTTTCATTTATTTTTAAAAAGTCAATGTTTATGCGGGTTGTAGAGCCGTGTTTTTTTACATAAAAAAAGGCCCAATCGTTAAAATTGGGCCTTTTTGAATGTTTCATTTACTAGTCTTTGTCGCTAACTTTACGTTTTTTATGCGTGTGGACTTCGTAATATGCGCGCTTTACTATTTCGGGGTCTATGTTTTTAAACCTCTCTTTAGCTTCCGTAAGTGTTGACATTTCAGCCAACACGGTACGGTTAAAACTTGTTTTACCTATCCTAACGTCCATATTAAGCCGTTAAAGTTGTTGAGCCCGTAAACCCGTTGCGCGTTACGCTAATTGTGTAACTGTTCGTTGCAACGATACCCAACGCGTGGTCAATTACATAAGTTCCGTTTGGCCCCTCGGTTACACTATCAACCGCAACCGCCAACGCCGTTGTGTTGTTGAAAATCGCCCAATCAGCCGTTAAGATCGCCCCACTATAAACAATTGGGTTAATTGCCGTACCGTAACACAATTTCGCATCAAATGAAGTCAACAAAGGTGCGGGCACCTCGTTACTAAATAGAACGTCCATTAAGCCGTCTAACTCCGTAAAGTTTTGGCCCGCTTCGGTTGCCGTTATCATCTTCATTGAAGAGTCATTAAATAAACGGTAAAAGTCAAAGGCTAAAACGATTTTTTGCACAGTCGTATCAGTTGGAAACATATAAACGGGGTTCCAACTTGGCGAATCTACGGGTATTGGGTAAAGAAAATCCCCATCTTGGGACCCTATCAAATTGCCGTTAACGTCCACAATATAAACGCCAAACTCTGAACACCTTTGAGCCTCTAGTTTACCCTGGTATGTAGGACTCGCGTCCTCTTCCCAAAGTTCGCCCGTGAATGATCTCTTACCCTGGCGTAAAAACGCGCTTCGACCGCTTGCCGCCTCTTCAAAAAGAGAGTCTGCTTTTGGTTGCTCAACGTTCTCAAACGCGGGTAAAGGATACCAACGCTTTGACGGGTCAACTTCGTTTACTAAATCGCTCCACGTTGGCACTACGGCCGTGGTGTCAATGCCGTTTTTTGTGTTGTCATTGGCCTTTAAAGGGACCAATATAATTGAACTTGTAATACTCTGAACGGGTACGCAACCAGGTAACCCCGTGTTGCTAAGTCCCGCGTTGCAATCGCATACTTCCATAATTTATAATGCTTATTTCTAAGACTTTTTTAATGTTATTAACAATTTGTTTTACAATTATTTTCTTTGTATTTAGTTAGGGTAAATTGTAACTCAACCCCCGCCAAATTGGCGTCTAAAATATTGGCTATTACGCCTTTGTCAGTTTCAACCCCGAAACGTGAAAACGATGTTATCGTATAATCTTCTAACGTTTTAAATTGTCGATCATTTCTAACAACGTCTAAAAATGCTTCGGCTAACGCCCGCATTGGCGTTACAACTTCGCGGCGGTGGTCTTCGGTGTAAAAATCTTTTACGTTTGTTTCATCTAAAAAAAACAAACGTAAATCAATTTCAAACTCTCTAACGTCGCCGCGTCCAAATGGCTTCTCTCTTAAAACTTCCAACAACCAAATTAACGGCGTTTTTTCAATTACGCTCAACACGGCTTTGGTCCACTCCATATTAGCGGCTAACTTCGTGCCGCTTTGCCAAAATGGCGGCGGCAAAAAAGTAACGCCGCTTAAATCGACTAACGGGGGGGGGCTTGTTTGAGTAACCGTTAAAGACTCATTAGTAACAACCTCATCTATTAAATAAGTGTTACCCAAAGAGTCAGTAACGGTTTTTCCAATCCTGGCCCATTTCGTCGCGCAATAGTCAGTTTTACCCGTGCCAATATTAAATACGCCCGTTATGGTTGTATCTATTTGGCTCACAATATCTTTTACTATTTGCGCTATGTCTTCCATTAAATCCAATATGAATAACCTTTAGCGTTGCCGCTAAAACCGTCATAATTTGCCATATTTTGGCAAATGTAATAACGTATTGTGTCGTAACTTTTAACCGCTTCGTTATAACGCGCATAAATCATACTGTATAAAGTAGTCGCGCGGTCCGAATTTTCGCCAACGGGCAAAACCTGGCCTATTGGTGTCATTTGGTTAATTTGGTCTTTTGTGTATTCAAAATAAATAAATCCCAATAACATTTCTTTTATGCCCTCTGAATGAATGACACACGCCCAACGGTCCACGCTTAACGCGTCAAAAATAACCGTAAAACGTGGTTCGGTTGGTACGCCCGCGCCCGCTATAATGTCGGCGTTAAATTCAGCCGCCAACGTGGCCCCGAATAAGTCGATTTTATAACGCGTTTCGTAACGATCAATGTAATCTTGTAACGTTGCTACGTCATACATTCCCGTCGAAAGTGCGTACTTTCCTTTTTTAAAGTCTGCTATTGAAACTATATTCATCTTTTACACAATTTTACCGTAACCCACTTTAATAAAAATTTCAGCCATGGCGCCCGTAATTTTAAAAACCTGGTCTTTTTTCATTGACGGCGCAACGCCGTTACTCTTGAAATCGTACAATTTGGTTTTATCCAATACAACCGTTTTAACTTCTTTTTTTACCTCTTCGTGCTTCGTGTCCGCTTTTGGCGTTGCCGCCGCTTTCGGTTTTGTTGTTGTCTTTTTTGCCATTTGTTTTAATTTAAGTTGGGACCCGTGGGCCCCAACCATTTAATAATTTAGTTATTATGGCTGTGAAATTGCCGCAATATCCGTAGCAAAATCACCTTTTACAAAGGCCCCAAAATGGTTAGTTTTCACAAAATTACACGCTCTCATTTCAGCTAAAACCGTAATTAGATTTTTTGTAAAGTCGTCATTAACCGTACCAACTTGTACGTTTAACTCTTCTCTAATTCTTAGGTTAGACTTTGTGAAATCGCCTACTAAATAAGTGCCAACCGCTACGCCTGGGTTTTCAATTACTTGAATACCTTTTACACGCGTTACGCCGTCAATTGAAACCGCAATAGAGTACGTATATTGCCCGTTGCCGTCTTTGGTTAAATCCATGGCCGCCGCGTCTTCGGGGTTTAATAGAATGTAATTAGCGTTGAAATTAGCACTTGTAATTTGCGCAATTGCAATACGTAAAACGTCGCTATTGTTTGCATTTGGTACGTTAAGAGCAAAAGAGCCCGCCGCAAATAATGGCGCGTTTGCCAAAATTCCCGTTAAGTTGTCGCCCAAACCGTCGCCGCTTAAAATTTGCTCATCTAATTTAAGTTCAACCAACTCCATTAACTCGCCGTTAATTTCGCCTCTCATAAACGGTAAATCTTCAATCATTTCTTTAGATACCTTTATCCAGGCCGAAATCTTTTTAACCGCACATGATCGCTCAACTAAATCAAAATCCGTTTGAGTTTTTAACGCGCCCTCTGCCGTCATTCCCGCTTCTCCTGGGTCTGCATTGGCTTGCTCAATCCAAACAACATATTTGGACGTAGTACCTCTTGAATTAACCAATTGACGCATAAAAGGGCGTCTTCGTGCAATACGTGTTAATCCGTTTTCTAAGTCAGAAAGTCCAACGGTCCCGCCGCTATAATTTCCGTCTATTGTCATTGTGCCCGCCGCTTTAACGTCCAACGCAACTAAACCGCCCTTAACGGCAACCTCTTTAATAGACTCAACCGCTTTAGAATAAGCGTTAAAAATCGCCTCGCCCAAAGATTTAACAATAGTTTCTTTTTTTGGCTCTTCTTTAAGGGCCGCAAATTTAGACTCTAACTCAACAATTGTGTTTTTTAATTCGGTGTCGTCAAATGGCGTCGCCTCGGTTGACTTACTTACTAACTCTTTTACCGCTTCAATGTCGGTTTTAATTTGTGCCAGGTCGTCGCTCTTAACGAAACCCGCCGTTTTTTCAGTAATTGATTTTTCAATTTTTTCAATTACTTCTTGTGGTGTCATGTTTTCCATGTTTTCCAAAAAATTTAAAATTTGTTATATACTTCTATCCAATTAAACGCCTTTTGCCCTTGCTTTCTATCGTTGTCTAAATGTCCGTTGGACGGGTTAGACTCGGCCGAATGTTTATTAAACGGGTCGGCTTTT